TACGTGCTCAAGATCAACGAAGGCCTGTCACAGTTCGGTCAGCCGTACTCGTGGCTGTCGTTCCTGGGCGTGCCCCTGCGACGTGTCGATTCCTTGCTCAACACCGAAGCTGCTGTCAGCTAATCGGGCAATCACACATTGAAAGGATGACATCATGATTACTGATAAAAATCTTCGCGTATCGACCGACCAGGCAGTGACGGTTACTGCCGTGTCTAGCGACACGATCGATCTGTCGGTGGCCCGTGACATTGGTGAAGGTCATAACTTGCTTATGAACTTTGCCATGACCGAGGCTTTCGCAGGCGGCACTTCGACTAACTTCGAGGTGATCATTGCTGACAACGCAGCACTCTCGAGCAACGTGGTTGTCGTCGGTGCATCCGGCGCAATCGCTACTGCTGGTTTGACGCTCGGCACGAATGTGGCCGTTCGCATCAACCCGCTGATCGGCTCGCTGGGCAAGCGTTATATCGGCGCACGCTACACCGTGTCCGGCACGAACACTGCCGGCAAGGTGACTGCTGACATCGTAGAAACGATCCAGGACGGCAAGAAGTTCTACGCTTCTGGCTTCTCTGTGGTCTAACAACAAGGGGGATGATCTATGCCTATGTATCGCGCAAGAGTAACGTGCTTTGTCGACAATGGCCTCCGCGAGGAGGGCACGGTCTTTGAGTACAACGGTCCGCCCAACACCAACCTGGTAAGGGCAGACGGCAAATCGGAAGAGGCAGACAGTGTGCCAAAAGCACGCGGAAAAGCCAAAGCCGACGACGCGGTTCCGGCATAATCTCGCCTTGTAGTAACCAGCATGGGGGCCGTGGGAAACTGCGGCCCCTTTTTAACATCAGGAGGCCGCGATGGCATCAGTCGTTGATATTTGCAACTTGGCGCTTGCGCACTTGGGTGACAACGCCACGGTCGCCAGCATTGACCCACCTGAAGGATCAGTACAATCAGAACACTGCGCACGGTTTTACCCGATTGCACGAGACACGCTTCTCGAGATGCACAACTGGGGTTTTGCGTCGCGCCGTATCGTGCCCGCAGAATTGACCAGCAACTGGCCAGAATGGAAGTACGCGTACCAGATACCGCAAAACACGGTCAACATCGTGGCTGTGTTGCCGCCCGATGCACAAGACGATTATTCGACACGTTGGGCGCCAACTGACGCACCATGGACCAACTACTCTCCTGTTGTTGCAGCAGGTCGCTACGTGCCTCAACCGTACTCACTCGAGTCACTCGACGACGGTACGTTGATCGTATACACCAACCAAAAGGACGCAGTGATCCGCTACACCGCCCAAGTCACTGACCCGACCAAGTTTACGCCGCTGTTTATCATCACGCTATCATGGCACCTGGCATCGATGCTGGCAGGCCCGGTGATCAAGGGCGACATGGGTCAGCAAGAGGGCAAGCGATGCGCTGCAGTCATGGCCTCATACCTGGCGCAGGCAGAATCGTCTGACGCCAACCAGCGCAACATCAAGCCAGAGCATATTGTGAGCTGGGTATCGGGGAGATAAAGAATGCCAAATACGCGCACCCTGCAACGGTCGTTCTCTGGTGGCGAGCTCTCGCCCGAGATGTTCGGCCGTATTGATGACGTCAAATACCAGACCGGTGCAGCAACCATGCGCAACATGATTGCCACGCCACAAGGGCCTGCAGAAAACCGGCCAGGCTTTGAGTTTGTGCGTGAGGTCAAAGACTCGACCAAGCGCACCAGGCTGATACCGTTTACGTATTCGACCTCGCAGACCATGGTTCTGGAAATCGGCGCCGGATACTTTCGGTTTCACACCCAGGGCGCAACGCTGCAAGTGGGGTCGCCTAATCCCTACCGAGCAGCAGCAACAGTTACGATCACCATCGCATCGCCGGCTGTGATCACGTTAAACAATCACGGCTTTCAAAATGGCGAGCGCGTGGTGTTTACAAGCACAGGTTCTTTGCCAACCGGCATCACCGCAGGCGTCACATACTTTGTGATCAACGGCGCGACCAACACGTTTCAAATAGCTGCAACTGCAGGCGGCACCCCAATCAATACAAGCGGCACGCAATCGGGCACGCACAGTGTGCACAAGTGGTACGTCGTCGGTGACCTGGTTAGATCAAGCAGCATCGATTACTACTGCATCGCCGACGGGTATAACAACGCGCCACCCAACGCAAGTTTTTGGTACGCATTACCAACATCTGCATACGAGATACCAAACCCATTTGCCGAAGCAGACTTGTTCGACATCCACTATGTGCAGTCCGCTGACGTGCTGACGCTCGTGCATCCTAACTACGCACCACGCGAGCTGCGACGCCTGGGCTCGACAACCTGGGTGCTGTCGACCATCGATTTCAACTCGCCAATCAGCGCGCCGACAGGCGTAACCGCCACGGCAGCAGGACACACAACGGCCAAATACACGTATTACTACGTGGTCACGGCCATCGCATCTGACACCATCACCGAAAGCTCGCAGTCAGTCGCTGCCAGTGCATCGGGTAATTTGCTCGAGACAGGTGGGATTGTCACCATTGCATGGAACCACAACGGCGCCAGCAGGTACAACGTCTACAAGTTGCAGGGCGGTGTGTACGGATACATCGGCAGCACTGCCACGACGTCAATCATTGACGACAACATTGCGCCGGACATGGGCACGACGCCGCCCATCTATAACAACGATTTTGTGGGCACAGGCAACTACCCTGGCGCCGTGTCTTACTTCGAGCAGCGCAGGTGCTTTGCCGGCACAACCTTTGATCCGCAAAAGATCTGGATGACCAAGTCTGGAACCGAGTCAACGATGGCTTACTCGCTGCCGACCCAAGACACCGACCGCATCGAGTTCCGCGTCGCAGCCCGTGAAGCCAACACGATCAGGCACATTGTGCCGCTGACCCAGCTCATCCTGCTGACCGCTGCTGCAGAGTGGCGCGTGACGTCGGTCAACTCGGACGCACTGACCCCTAGCTCAATCTCGGTACGGCCGCAGTCTTACGTAGGCGCGTCGAACGTGCAGCCGCAGATCATCAACAATGCCCTGGTCTACTGCGCAGCTCGTGGCGGCCATGTGCGCGAGCTGGGCTATTCCTGGCAGTCATCCGCATTCGTCACCGGCGACGTGTCACTGCGTGCCGCTCACCTGTTCGACAACTACAGCATTACCGACATGGCGTTCAGCAAGGCGCCGATTCCGCTGCTGTGGTTTGTCTCAAGCAACGGCAGGCTGCTGGGCCTGACCTACATCCCGGAGCAGCAAGTCTCGTCCTGGCACTGGCACGATACCGATGGCTCGTTTGAAAGCTGTGCGACCGTGGCAGAAGGCAATGACGACGTGCTGTACGTGGTCGTCAAGCGCACGATCAACGGCCAGACCAAGCGCTACATCGAGCGCATGGCGTCCAGGCATTTTGACGACATTAAGGATTGTTTCTTTGTCGACTCCGGCTTGACCTACAACGGCAACAACACGTCACCGACCACCGTCACAATTTCGGGCGGAACCAACTGGGGCCCGGGCGAATCGCTGACCATTTTCTTGTCGTCGACCACGTACTGGTCGCTGACCGCCGGCAACGTCAACGACGCGATTGTGCTGACGGCCGCCGACGGCACAGAGTACCGCATCACTATCACCTCGGTGATTGCAGGCAACGAGGCCTTGGGCCGGGTGGACAAGGTACTGCCGGCAGGGTTTAGGAACACTGCAGTGACCAACTGGGCGCTGGCCATTAAGGACATTGGCGGCCTGTCGCACCTCCAGGGCAAGACCGTGTCAATCCTGGCCGACGGCGCGGTGCAGCCGCAGCAGGTAGTCACCGCCGGCGTGGTCAGCGTACCGCGGCCGGCAACCATCATTCATATCGGGTTGCCCTACGACTCTGACTTGCAGACCTTGCCGGTGGCCTTGCAGATCGATGGCTTTGGCCAGGGTCGGTACAAAAACGTCAACAAGGCTTGGCTGCGCGTCTACCAGTCTTCAGGCATCTTTATTGGCCCTGACGTCAACAACCTGACCGAGGCCAAGCAGCGCAGCACAGAGCCCTATGGCACGCCGCCTGCGCTTAAAACCCAGGAGATCCTGGTAATGACGACGCCAACCTGGCAGGATTCTGGCCAGGTGTTTGTGCGTCAATCCGATCCATTACCGTTGACGTGCGTAGCGCTGACCCTCGAAGTGTCGATAGGCGGGTAAGGTACCCGTAAAAACTGCGGCAATGAGTAGAGTTCAACAACGCATTTGGAGATTGACATGCCTCAATGGCTAGATGATCTAACTACATATTTGACGCCGTCAGAAACCACCATGCAGGCGCTTGGCAAGGCAGGCCCAATCATGCAAATTGCCGGCATGGCCACCCAGGCTATCGGCAGTTATTACGGCGCCAAGGTCCAACAAAGCCAGCTTCGAGCACAAAGCGACACACTGCGATACCAGTCGCAGTCGCAGGCGATGTCGCTGCAGTTCCAAAAGGACATGTCGCTCTTAAATGCGGAGCTGTCCGAGGCAGACGCGCAGCAGGTCTTGCTGGCTGGCGAGCGCGAGGCAGGCCAGATCAGCCGGCGCTATGGCAGGGCCAAGTCATCCAACCGCGCAAGCATGGCCGCCCGGGGTATTCAGCTCGGCGAGGGATCTGCAGCCGAAGTCGACGCATCGATCGAGCTGGCCAAGCAGGTTGACATGCTGACCATCAACGCCAACCGTACTCGAGCAGCAGCGGCTGCCAGGATGCAGCGCGTAAACTACGCCAACCAGGGATTGATGTCAGGCGTCTCGGCTTCTAACGTGGCGGCCATGGGCGAGCTGTCAGCGGCTAACCTAGCATCATCAGCAGACAGCATCAGCCCATTTGGCCAGGCATTCAGCAGCCTGCTGGGCAACGCCGGCGCTGTGGCCAACACATGGTACCGCGACAATCAATTGGCGACCCTGCTGAAAAACGCTAAATCAGGAACACCATAATGGCAACTGTACCGATGGACCCAAGCGTTGACCTTAACGCAAACCCGATGGGCCGTTTTGTCGCGCCCGAGGTCGCGGCACCCGCAGTTCAGCAGGGCCCGGACTACACCGGCAAACAAGCCGAGGCGCTTGGCGCGGCCATGATCAATTCTGGTTCGGCCGTCATCAAAATTGCCGAGCGTATCCAGGACACCATCGACGAAGCCAACACAAAAAAGTTTGACAACTCGACCGCTGAATACATCCGCAAAAAGCAGACCGACTATCTGTTTACCAAAGGGCAGGATGCAATTAACGGCTACAAAGCGGTTGATGACGATTTGACCAAGTACGTGGCCAGTCAGATGGACGGCTTGGAAAACGACATGCAGCGCAAAATGTACGGCCAGGTTGCTGAACGCCGGCTGCAGGCAGCACGGGCCAGCATGAATCAACACCAGCTCAAGGAGCTGCAGCAGTGGAACCTGACTGAAAGCAAAGACCGGGTATCGAATTTAATGATGGACGCCATCGACAACGCTCCCAGCTACAAGGTGCGCGGCGGCATTTATGACGAGCGCAAGCTGGCCATGGAAATAGAAGTCGGCAACATTGCGCGCCTGCAAGGTATCGTCGACCGCGAAGGCAACGTCGACACCAAGTCGGAGCAATACAAGTCGCTGATGCGCGAAGCGAACACCGCGCTGCACACCAAGGTTTTGAGCAGTGCAATCAACAATGACCAGCTCGATTTTGCACGCGACTACCTCAAAAAATTTCGGCCAGAGATTTCGCCTGATCAATTAAACCAGATCGACAAGGCGCTGGACGTCGGCACGTTCGAGGCCAAGACGCAGGGGTTTGCGGACAAATTCTGGGTTTCGTCAAAGGGTGACCTTGCTGGTGCGATTTCCATGGCTCGCGACATGTTGTCAGGCAAAGAAGAAGACGCGGTGGTATTGCGTTTGAAGTCGTTTGCCCAAGAGCAGCAAGCAATTAAGGAGCTGCAGAACAAGAAAATAGGCAACGAGGCATGGGGCTACGTGTTGCAGGGTAAGAGAATGCCGACCACGCTGCAGACACAACTGCTTGAAACTAATCCAGAAGAGCTGCGGCAAATCAACGATTGGATTGACGCAAAACGACGTCAAGCCAAATCAGAGGCAGAGCAGGGCGGCAACTATGGCCTCGATCAATACTACGGTTTGCGTCGCATGGCGATGGACGACCCCGCTGCATTTACTTCACTTGATCTGCGCAAGTTTGCACCGTACATGTCGAAAAGCCAGATGGAAGGGCTGATCGACATACAAGGCGGCATCAATAAGAACGACGTCAAAGCGATGGAATCGTCGCGTGTGATCAAGCAAACATTGACGTTGATCAAGTCGGAAGTTGCCGCTGCCGGCATTGACATGACGCCCAAAGAGGGAACGCCGCAAGCGCAGAAAACGCAACAGTTCATGGGCGCTCTGACTCAAGCATTGGACCAGGCAACCAAAGAAAAAGGCAAGCCACTGACCGATGACGAAGCCAAGCGCATAGGCATGTCGATGCTGCGCGAAGGCATCGAGCAGGGATCTGGTTTCTTTGGGTTCTTCCAAAGCAAGAAGCGCGGTTATGAAATAGCGACAGATGCGAATATCAAACCAGGCGCTAACTTCATCGTCAAGAAATACGACGACATTCCTGTCAATGTACGTCAGGAGCTGCTACGCGATTACGTTGGCCTGAACCCGTCCGCGTTGAAGCGTGACAGTTCTGGCAAATACATCATGACAAATGACGCTATTGCAGCTATTGAGCGTGCATACACCCGCGGTGTCAACCAAGGAAAATTCAAATAATGGGCAAGTACGACGATCTTTTTGACGGCGGCAACAACGCGTCGCAAGCTGGGCTGTCTCTCCGTTTTGGGGTTGAAACAAATCCTGATGAAGCTGCCAAGGCAGATCTGCTTGCCAAGCGATACAACCTGCCGGTCGGACTGATCAAGCAATACAAGCCGGACTACGAGGCACGCGCCAAAGTTGAAGACGCCATGCCGTTACTCGAGCAGTCGCCAAAGCTGCGCGACTGGCTGTCTCAAGACGTCAACAATGCATCGATGGCGCAGACCTCGATTCAGAATTTATCTGCAATCGAGAAGGGCTTTGATTTTGCCAAGAATCTAGGGCGCGCCAGTTATTCGAGTTTGTTGAGTGCAAGCGCAGGCGTGGTCAATTTGCCGCGCATACCGCTCGAGATGGCCAACGAGGCCATGGGCGCGGTTGGGCTTAACAAGCCGCTTACGCCGGCCACGACCTGGCTGGAGAAGTACCAGGCCGGTATCAAGGCTGACGCCGATGCGCTAATGCCCAAGGGCGAGGGCAACATCGAATCGGGCATCTATTCTGGCGTCGGATCGTTGACCCGCAACCTGGCCGGATTGCCGCTGGCGTTTTTACCTGGTGGCCAAGGCGCTTACCTGGCCAGCATCGTTGCGCCTATGGGCGGCGAAGAGTACGGCAAGGCACGAGAAAAAGGTTTGAGTGCAGTACCAGCTACACAGTACGCAGCGACGCAGGCTGGCTGGGAATACCTGACCGAAAGAATGCCGGCCATGAAATTCATTGGCGACATCAAGGCAGGCACGCCGCTGTACAAGA